GGGAACTCGTGACCAGGCTAGGGATTACTGTCGCAAGGATGACACGCGTGTACCCAATTCGGACCCTATCGAATTTGGTTCATTTGGAGCTGGAGGTCAGGGACGGCGTACAGATCTTGCTGACGCGTGTTCTCTGATCAAGGAAGGCAAAACCTTGCGGGAAGTCTCTGCTGAACATCCCGAGACGGTCGTTAAATATGCGAGAGGACTAAGGGTTTACCGATCGCTGGTGTTACAGCCGCGCGATTTCAAGACTCTCTGTACCATTTTATATGGTGCACCTGGAGTAGGTAAATCGCATTGGTGCTCTGTGGAGGGTGCAGGCAAAACCATCTGTTGGGCCCCAGCAATGGACAAAGGTGCTGTATGGTTCGATGGATACGATGGTCAGGAAATCTTGGTACTAGATGACTACCGCGGTGAGATCAGCTTCACGATGCTCTTACGGCTTCTAGACAAGTATCCCTACAAGGTACCGATCAAAGGAGACTTTGTAGAATTCGTATCCCGACACGTGTACATCACTACCAATTTGGATCCAAGGACCTGGTACCAATACTATGGGAATATGTTGGCTGCTTTGGAACGAAGAGTCACCAACTGGCTGTGTTTCACTGGGTATGCCCAGTATACCACTTGTACTTCATCCCATAATTTTTATGACCTCGTCAACACACAAGAGTGTCCTTAATAAACAGAGCATATAGCAAACTATTGCGGTTATTACATTGTGTGCGACGAATGGCTCGAAGAGGCATGAGGAGCGTCCGAAGGACTAAACGCCACAGAAGAAAGACAGGCCGAAAGAGAAGTCGAAGAATGCGGCTGAAGAGAGGACTTGGGTTCCCGGAGCGAATGTTCGCCAAGGTGCAATTCGCGGAGGCACTGAATGGTACCGCAGCTGTAGCAACAGTTGGGAGAATAACGTACCGTGGTAACGGACCATTCGACCCTGCAGTTAGACTGGGAGGAAACTCTCCAGTCGACTTTGGGCGTTACGCTGCCATTTACCAACGTTATACTTGTTACGGCAGCAGAATACGAGTAAGGTTTACCAATAACACCTCAGCGAATTTAGCTGGAGTTGTGTGCGCAATTATTGCCACCAACGACACCGAAGTAGTGCCGATCACTTTCGGTGGACAGCGCCATGAGCGTACGACACGGCTGGGAGCGACTACTGGATCTTCCACAAGAGCTCTCACTATGTATAAGAAGACTGGTACGGTTCTTGGGTTTAGCAAGGCTAAAGTCAGAACTGAAGATACTTTATCTTCACTGGTCACAGGTAACCCCGGAACACAGTGGAATTGGAATGTACTCATTGCTTCCAATGATGGTGTCTCCACCGTTACCTGCAATGTGTATACACACATTACATACTACTGCAAGTTTTATGACAAGACCAGCACTGGCCCAACGATAGATGCGGCTGTTGATGACGAGGAACTGGATGGAATTAATCCGTTCTCTTGGAGTGGCTTATATGCTGATCCTTAAACATCCAATGTTAATAGTTAAACATCAATACATTTATTATTAGGTTTATAATAGTAACACTAAGGAGGGCGTGAGGGCGCCGGCGTGAGGCGTCCCGAGCCCCGACAGGGCTAACCCTAACCCGCAGGGCTTAGGGTTAGACCAACACCCGTAAGAGATTAGGGTTAGGGTCGAGTTACAATGTGGGGGTTAGTATTACCCCCCACTTCGTAACTGGAGTCGGTCTGACAAATTTCTCAGCACGAGTGAGTTTTTCAAACCAAAAGTTTTAAAAAGTGTCCAGGCAGATAAGCAGGTGGTACCAGGTAAGTATTATGTACTGTTCAGTTGCGGTCGATTCATGGCTTCATGGCTAACCGATCTAGACGAGCATGGTGTTTCACGGTTAATAACCCTCGTAGTGAACCCATCAAATGGGATCCAAATGTTATTCGCTACGCCATCTACCAGCTTGAAGTTGGCGTATCCGGGACATTTCACTGGCAAGGGTATTTCGAGCTGTTTAACCCCGCTAAGCTTGCAACTATCCGCAAGTTCGATGGTCTGGGTACAGGACACTTCGAGCAACGACTGGGAACTCGTGACCAGGCTAGGGATTACTGTCGCAAGGATGACACGCGTGTACCCAATTCGGACCCTATCGAATTTGGTTCATTTGGAGCTGGAGGTCAGGGACGGCGTACAGATCTTGCT